AGCTGCGCGGCCACATTTTCGACTTGTTCCGGAGAGGAAAATTTACGGAACAGGATCCAGTTCCACAGCACATTCAGTACAGATTTATAAACCTGCTGAAACTCGGTTTCGTCCATGTTCGCAAATGCGATAGATTTTGCCCTGCGCCCACGACTACCATCAGGATAAATATGCTCGGTGTAAAATCCGGCCTGAATGGTTACCCACTCGCGGAAAGCCTCAAACGACTTTAGCAATGCTGTATCCCGGGTTCTGCGTGTCGCAACGGTATTCAGATATTGCTCTGCGGCTTCGCTCAGAGCTGGCGTATGTTCCCGACCTACTGATTCGCGCAGGTACTCAACGAAGCCTGAAACCAGTTTTTGTTCGCTAGGCGTGATCGCCCCTCCGACCGGAGTCCAGTAATCGAACCCCAGTTGCAGGAGTTTGAAAAAACGCTTGTGGAATGCGTAGTTACGAACGCGCTTAAAATCAGCGTGTATCCACTCACCTGTTTTGATTTGATGCAGAAAATCGCAACTCTCCGGCGTCGCCGGGAGAAGTAAACCAGAAGAAGTTTGTTTGACTAACTGTAAATGCACCACTACTACCCTCGTAATGGTGCGACAGGTACCAGGTGTTCAGACTGGCGTTGCCAGTATAATTTAGTCTTCTTTAATACAGAAGTGGCTTACAGAATCTGCGTGCGATTCTTTGCTGATTAGAATTGCATCAGGAGGTAATGGCGTTACGATAAACTCCCCATTTTCGAGCGTTATCACTTCGTAGTGACCTGGTAAAGAAAGCACAACAATCAATTCTTTAACGTTCATAACAAAAAGCCTGTGAACTTTTAACACTTCCCCTTAAGGGGTCCATCCCTCTTCTCCCTGCGCGCTACTTAAGTGTTTTTGATTCTATTCCTGCGCATTCTGAAAGTTCAAACGCGTTGAAAATCGCAACAAAAAACCCGCCGAAGCGGGTTAAGTGCGGGTGCGTTGAGGATGCCTGACACATCAGAGGTGGCGAGGGATTTCTCCCTCGCCTGGTCACTCTTACTCTCTAGATTCGTAGTCTACGAAGACAGCGACCTCCGTCTGGCCGGTTCGGATTCGTACCTCACAGAGGTCTTTCCTCGTTACCAGTGCCGTCGCTATGACGGTTAAACAGATGACGATCAGGGCGATTAACATCGCCTTTTGCTGCTTCATAGCCTGCTTCTCCTTGCCTTTCGGCACGTAAGAGGCTAACCTACATGTGTTCAGCATGGATTGAGCCTCAGCTTAATGTTAAGCGTCTTGCCGGACGCGTAATGTTAACTGGGGCTTTTCTCTATCTGCCTTTTGGTGTTCATGCCTGAGACAGATAGCCTCAAGCACCCGCTGCAATTCTACTTAACTCTCCTTTTCCCGCAAACCGTTTTTATCCCCAGCGGCAAATCGAATACACCACCAGCGCCACCGCCAGTGCGATTCCTACCGTTGTGAATGCTTCAGACCAGGTCATCGTAAAACATCCTCCACGCTTATCAGTCCATTTCGTTTCAGGTAATCCATCGCCTTCTCCGGTAATTTGCAGTCCGGCTGAGCTTTTTTCAGTTGACTGACCAGTCGTTTAACCCACATTGTTAATTCGCTAACCTGATTACTGGATGCTAGTGGATTGTCAGCTTTACCCAGAATGGCAGCACAGCAGGCCTCTTTGAGTACCCAATCAACAGCATCTTTCCATGCTCCTGTTTCAGCTGGCGGATTTTCACGCTTTACCTGTTCATAAAAGCGCACGGCTTTAACCAGTCCTTCTGATGTCACCGGGACTGGCGGGGCAGTGAATAAGGCCTGAATCTCATAGCTCGGCCTGTCGTTGCAATCCTCTTTTGTCGGTACATATTTCCAGTCACCAACCCACATCTTCTCCTGAAAGTCCGTAACGCTTTTTTTCACATAGCGATATCGCCATGCAACTGGTTTTGCCTGCCCTACCGTTTCATGCCCTTCCTGATAATTAATCTCGCTCATTCATCGCCCCACTCATCACAATATGCTTCGACCGGTGTTTTTCCTGCTTCATAAGCATCACGCCATGCATCGGCATCAGCAGCACTTCCACCGCGTAACTCTGCATAGGCCATTAACAGTTCATGCCATTCTTTAAAACTGACGTTGTATTTAGTTGAACCAAAATCAGCCATTTTGTTCTTCCTCTTCGTCTTTTATTTCGTGATATGAATAATTGCAGTAGTTAAAGAAAATTTCTTTTGCTTCATCATGAATTTCATCAGGTGTTGCGTCATCGTCCACTTCGAATACATCCTCAAAATCTCCACCAGCTATTCCCGTTTCAATAATTATTTTGAACTTTCGCATTTCACTACCGCCCTTTCAGGCGGCCTCCTGATGTTCTGAGGGTGCAGAAATCCCTCCGGTTAAGGATTAAATTTTATTTGCTGTGCTAAATTTAATTATTCAGTTTTTATCCCTGCTCTCAAAACAGCCTCTGCCATTCTGATATCCGGATTTTCTGAAATCATCTTTTCCGGCGAGTCGCAATCACCACCACATTCAGTTATGCGTTCATGACCAAAACGAATTGTGGTTTTGTGCGCATTAATCATTTGTGTAAGCGCATCTGTCAATTCTGCAATGCGTTTGTCTTTAACTTCCAGCTCTTTCAGTAAAGCCAGTACGTCAGGATCGCTAACATCAACGACGGTTACGCGCGATTTCAGGTAATGCTCATCCGCAAAAGTTCGACCAGTTTTAAAATATCCATCATCCCCCTCACCTGTGCAGGCATACACAATATGCGTTCTGGAAAATATGCGCTGTATCGACATTTCATCGCCACAAACAGGACATTCCGGCACCTGAATTGGTGAATAACGTTCACGTAATGCCTGGTAATTAGTCTTGCACACTGGCTGTCTCCTGAAAAATCACCGCATGCCCCAGTTTCTCCGCCAGCGCCAGTTCTGCCTTAGCGCCTGCTGACCGCTGCCAGCCTTTCAGCATGTAAATCGCATCCACACAACGAATCATCGCCATGCAGATATCCATGTACTGCGGCTGTGTCAGCCCGTCCGGAAGTACTGCCGGGTTTAAGACGGTATGCCCTTCCCGTTTCAGTTCCTCTTCCGCATTGTGAAACGCCTCACGGTTGAAATTTTTATACCCGGTCATTGGACCGGCGATATAGACTCTCACCCTCACGCCATCACCTCCTGAAAATTACCCTGATAAAACGACAATATGCGCTGCATAACTTCGCTCTTCCGGCACTCGCGACAGATTATGTTTAGGCGACTGTCGTAGCGACGTATTTCGCCGTCTGGTAACGACCAGATAAGGTCCGGATCAACCACAGATGTTTTTTTCTTCAGTTTTGCCCTTGATAGTTTTTTGCGGGCGTTTTGCCAGTCCTTACGAGCCTGTTCAGAGGGAAATAACCCGTAGTCAGAGTTGTATACATCACCACTGGCAACCAGCTCTCTGGCGAGAACGCTCAACAGATATCTTGTCGCACCTGTTTTCGCTTCCAGTTGCCGTAACGTCTCGCGACCGCTAAGACGTACAAGTTCAACAACCCGCCCCTTTAATTTTTCCCGCTCTTCCTGTGTAAATACTTTTGCCATAAGCGCCTCCGGCAATCACTTTTCCGATGCAACACGGCGGGAAGAGTCGACAATCTGCCGGACAACGTCCCGGTGTTTATTCAGCTCCCGCAGCGCGGCGCAGACACGCTCCCACTTCTGGACATGACTTTTCGCCCGACGCAGTTCGCGGTTTGCCATATGCAGCGATGGTAAAACCAGGTCATCCGCTCGCGTTTCGGTGAACAATGGCAGCGACTGCACAATGTCCGCCACCGTTTCTGTTTTAATATCTTCCTGTGTTGCAGCCTCCTGTACTGGTAATGCAACACCTGCGGGCTGAGGAAAGGCCTTACCATCAGTTTCCGCTACCGATGCTGCTTTCGGCTCTGCTGGTAAATTATCGCCCGGTATGCAGTAACGAAATTTACCGCCCTGATTTACGCGAATCAGACGACCTTTGCTGATTGCCATTGCCAGCGTTGAAGCCACTTTGCGTGATGTGGTACCAAACAATGTAGCCAGCTCATCAGCCGTTTGTGGTCCGCGTTGTTCAATCGTCGCGGTTAAATCGCACTCTGAGATTTTCGCTACTGTTGCTGTGGTGGTTTCTTCCGGCAGTTCTGCCTGCGCTGGCTGTTCCTGCTGAACGTTGTTATCAGCCACACGCCAGGTGTACGCGCTTTTATCAACAAAACCAGCCTTTTTCAGTTCCCATAGTTCGTTCAGCACTTCTTCACGACTGATATCAAGTCGCGCAGCAAGTTCTGTGGATGTGGCTTTTCCCATTGCTTTCAGTGCGTCAAAAACAGTTTCCATTAAAATTACCTCCGGTTTTGTTTTTCCAGCTTTTCAGCCAGCCTGGCTGCATCAATCATTTTTCTCAGATGAACCAGATTCTTCTGGTTTCGTGTTTTCTGCTCCGCCGTTTCCCCCCGCCCGAACTGAAGCAGCGTTTTTTCCAGAACATCACAAAGTGACTGCATCAGAAATCCTCCGTCTGTGCGTAGGGTTTACGTGCCGGACCACCAAGTCTCAGACGTCTGGCAGCATCCTCTGCGCTGACATCAGTCACTGAACCGTTATCCATCAGGGCGTATGCTGTTCCTGTTGCTCCCTCCCTGTTCAGACGGAGAATCAGCTCCATAAGCTGAGAGTCTGCGTTACGGTTGTAGACAGCATCCCGGTACAACCCAATCCACACATCGCAATCCTGTTCAATCTGCCCGGTGTCGCGACTGTCGCTTGGTGTGGGGCGTTTATCTGCCCTGTCCTCGAGTTTTCGGTTAAGTTGCGTCAGAAGTAAAACCACGCAGTCCAGCTCTTTAGCGAGATTTTTTAAGCCCGTTGTGATATCCCCGAAAGCAATATCACGACGCTCCGCGGCTTCCGCCTTCATCAGCGTCAGGTAATCGATCGCCACAAGGCCGACAACACCACGCTGACGCTTAACCTTCCGGCATTCAGCGATCACATGGGCCAGCGTTACCCCTGGTGTGCTGTCAATCATCAGGTTTGATTCTGCCAGTTCTGCGGCTTTCGCCATCGCCCGCGCCATATCCGAGTCATCACTGGCACCGACATAAAAAATTTCAGAATTTACCCTCGCCTCCTGCGCAACCATGCGCTCAACCAGGCTGCGATCTGTCATTTCCAGGGTGAATACCAGTGTGGGCAGACGATGATTCAGAGCAAAATGCGTCACAATCCTGTTCAGCGAGGCGCTTTTACCCATTTTCGGCCTTGCACCAATCACTACCAGCGAACCACGTAGCACATGTTTGGGGGCCATAAGCCGATCCAGAGAGCTAATCCCCAGCGTCAGACCCGCTGCGTTCTCCGGGCTGGAAAAGCGACGCTCAAGATCATCAATCCAGTCGTTAACCACATCACTTACCGGGCGCAGACCGCCTGTTTTTCCTGTTCTGGCATACTCTGCCATCGTGCCAATGACCTGTTGAACTGCGCCAAGTCGTTCTGTCGCACTCGTGTCTGTCGGCTGATTCATGATCCCGATGCACGCATGTAATTTTTCCACCGCGTACCGCAGGATGGATTTTTCCCGCACAATCCCGGCGTAGTGAACCATCGCCGATAGCGTGGCACTCCTGCTGATTTCAGCAAGGTACGCAAAGCCACCAGTCTCAGCATCCAGTTTTTTCGCCTCGATCACGTTCGCAAGGCTGAGCAGGTCCGTAGGCTTTCCGGCGCGGAAAAGTCCGCGAATTTCACGGAAAATAACCCTGTGCGCCGCAACGTAAAACGACTCCGGTTTCAGCATCGAATACACCTGCCCCGCACGCTCAGTGTCGGTGTTTACCATCAGGCACCCCAGCACTGCCTGTTCGGCATCGACCCGGTATGGCACCGGAAAGGTGTTATCTGTCATTTGCCCGCGCCTCTTTGACAGCGACATAGCACCGTTCGGTGATCAGGTAATCCAGGTTTTTACGCTTCCAGAACCCACCGCTGCCATTGGGACGATCTTCCAGCATCCAGCGACAGTTCTCAGCAACGTATCGCAGATAGGACTCCCATCGCTGCTGGTCAAAACCGAATTTCTGCCAGAACGTCCGCAGATTTTTTTTCCTAGTATCCGTCAGAATTTTCACTGATGGCATTTCAGGCAGGATTTCGTGATAGCTGTCCAGAACCCTCTGCCAGTCGATTTTGTTTTTTGCGCGATGACTGACCTGTGGATCTGCGTCAGCAGATCCACCAACATCAGGTTCATTGACTGGTTCAAAAGAGTGACTGGTTCTGGGTGCAACTCCTGCACTGGCAACAGGTGCAACTCCTGCGCTACCCGATGCATCTGATGCACAATGTAGCGAATTATTTGCACTATTCCCCGGTAAATTTTCTGCACCATCCAGATGAAGGAGATAGATATTACTTGTATTACCTTTTTCACCTTTCCGGGTGATTTTTTTTACCAGCCCGGACTCACAAAGCGCCGCAATATGATTAATCACAGAACGCTTGCTAATCTCGCACTGGTCAGCGATATACTGGTAGCTGGGCCAGCACTCGCCCTGATCGCTGGCATTATCAGCCAGCTTAATCAGAACCAGCTTACGCAATGGATTACCCACTTTAATTTCCATTGCTTTTGCCATTAGTTTCATGCTCATATATAGAAACCTCGTCTGGTGCCGAACCTTCCTCCGGATATAATCTGTGATTCCCCAATCAACAGAACCAGAGGAGGTTCGGCATAAACATCAATGCACAACGACAGAATCGTCGGACGACCCACCACCGCTGAAATGTGCTTTCCGGTAAACGGCCTGAACTGCGTCATCATGCGCATCAATTGCCGTACTCAACGCTTCCTGCGCCGCCAGTAATGCACGGCGTTCCAGGGTATCGAAGATACAGAGTCGGTGACGCAGCTCACGCGGAAGAATTGCCAGAACCGCAGGGATCAGTTTCTGAATTTTTTCCCTTTGCGCTTTCGTTTCACCTTTTAACCAACGATGATAGATGTTCTGCTGATTATTCCAGTCCTTGCCTGGTGTCAGAGACAATTCACCTCCCCCCTGGCGCAGATATTCTTCAGTCAGTGCGTTGGCAACCCACGCCTGCCCTTTTTCGGCTGCCAGGGCTAACAACACTGATTCGATGTGCTCATGCCTGATTTTCATGAATCATCCCCCGTGAATTTTGTGTGCTAGCCTTACATCCAACAGGTAAACCGTCGGTTGGGTTGGGGTACAAATCTGGCCGCAACTCATGAGGAGTAACCCCAGTTGCAAGGTAAATTTGGCGAACTCGTTCTCCTGTCGGCACTCGACCATGGTATTCATTTACCCATTTGTGTATTTGGGACGGCCAGGCCCCTATTGCGCGCCCTAACGGGCGAATACCACCAGCAATCTTTATTGCTTTATCCAAAGCAGTCATACAATCCTCCACTTCAATCAAACACAACAATTGTTCACTTAAAAAGAACGTAAGTCAACACCCTGAGAAATTGTTAGTGTTCACTGAACGGTTATAATTGCCAAATGGACATGAGAAAAAAGCAATACGACACCCCGCTGGCAGAAAGGTTAGATACGATCTCGCAACAGCATCACTTAAGCGGTTCAGATTTAGCGCGTATCGCTGGTGTAGGTCGCTCGTCAGTTAACGCATGGAAAAAAAGAGGAACAATCAGTAAAGATTCCGCGGCAAAAATTGCAGAAGCTACAAACGTATCCCTTTCCTGGTTGCTGACAGGAAAAGAAGATAGCAATAGAGAGACACTTGATGATGATGAGAAAGCCCTGCTTGATGTTTACAGAAATCTGCCACCTGTAGAACGCAGAAATATGCTTGCAGCTTTTCAAATGCGACTTCAAAAACTGACTGAATTTTATTCAGAATACGTTGACCCAGCAACGCGTCAAAAATAATTCTTTATTTTACAAAACAATACCGCCGAAAGGCGGTTTTTTTTGCCTTTTATGAATTCATAATGTTGACATATGTTCATTTAAAGAGAACAATGTATTCCATCAAAGCACAACGGTGCGACAGGTTTTAGTTCCGCCACCCGGCGTTAAGGGGAAATGAGGTCAGCATGGATACTATCGATCTTGGCAACAACGAATCCCTGGTGTGTGGCGTGTTTCCCAACCAGGACGGCACGTTCACCGCGATGACGTATACCAAAAGCAAAACGTTTAAAACCGAATCTGGCGCGCGTCGCTGGCTGGAAAGAAACTCAGGTGAGTAATATGGATTTCGACACAATCATGAAAAAGGCTTACGAAGAATACTTCGAAGGCCTTGCCGAAGGCGAAGAAGCTCTCAGCTTCAGTGAGTTTAAACAGGCGCTTTCCAGTTCGGCAAAATCTAACGGCTGATAAGCGAAACAGCACCGCGAGGAATCGGTATGCAGAAACGTGACCCCGTCATCATCGCGCCAGACTATACCGATGATGAACTTTATGAGTGGATGCACCAGAAAATTCAGGCTGCGCAGGACCTGAAGTGGGCCAATGAAGCCCGGGCTAAGGAGGCCGAAAATCTGTCCGCTCAGGAGCAGGATATCACCAGGCTGGAAAAAGCAGCGGCATTAAGCATTGCCAGAATGATTACATACCAGCGTTAATGGCTAACCAACGAAGCCAAGGTTGGTAATTAAGGAGTTCTCCACGGGTGAGGTGGAGTGCGTGCGCCGGACACGGGTGAGTATCCGGCATGTTCTTTAAAAATCTGAATACCTTGACTCAAAAATCATTATTGAAATTGTAGTCCATGAGATACTCATTTTTACAGGAGGGACATTGAGTTTTCGTATATTTATCGCCTTCCTCGATAGGGAAAGGTTGCAATATAGATATTGCTCTCTTCGCAAAACATTCTGGACAAAAATACATGGTAATCTTGCCAGAGCTAGTATTGCACTGTCTGGCATACACAATCGTTCCAGTAATCAATTGGCGAGGTTCGCAGTCTTCACTTTGGAACTTAAACTTTTCTATCTCCGTGAGTTTTGCTTTGAGCGCAGCCTCATTGCTTTTAGAGATTGTCAGCTCATCAATGAGAGACAAATATTCAAGCTGAATGCTTGACAACTTAGAGTTTATTTCAGACACAGCGCGATCAACCTCAGCCTGAGTTTTTGCTTCATTGAATAATTTTAACATTGATGCAGTCTCTTTGAGAGCTGACATCGCTAATGATAGATCAAACATCACTTGCTCACTCTTCTTATTGTTGGGGTATTCAGATTATACAAATTTCTTGTTGTTGGGGAATAACAGGAACCACCTCGCCTGACGTGGTTAAAAGCAGGCACACAACACGAAAGCGCACGGCGAGGTAGCTGGTCATAGATAGCCTGTCGTTAAATTTTCGCCGACCGTGCGCTTCCGGTTGTGGCAATCCGCGAAATGGCGCGGCGGTAAGTATGGCGGGGTTTCTCCGTTCCTCGCAAATGTCCACCGGGTTGTCAGGTTGACCATACGATTAAGTGACAACCCGCCACAACATCTCCAGATTGAGTTGTTGGCGATGAAACTTTTGGCGGCATCAGTTTTGCTCTGCCGCCCTTTTTAAAGTGAATTTTGTGATGCGGTGAATGCGGCTGAGCGCACGCGGAACAGTTAAAACAGTAAGGAAAATCCCTTATTCCGGCGTTAATTGTTAACTGGTTAACGTCACCTGGAGGCACCAGGCACCGCATCAACAAAATTTATTTAATTAATTATGCGCGAATTAACCGTTATTCGTGCAGGGGATTTCCACACCTGAAATCCGCCGCTCTTTAACAATATGAACCGGGCTGTCACGTAAACCACAATTCGGGGTGCCGCCGAATGCCCTGATATATCCGCAGAACCGGAACGCAGGGTCGGGATGTGACTTTTTGAACAAACCAAACTGGCGGCTTCCGCCACTTGCGAGAAAACTAAATTCAGACTAAATTATAACTCCCAATGAAAAAAGGAACACCCATATGAAAATAGAAACTATCAGCTACATCAAGAAAAACGCAGCCTCACTGGACCTGGCGGAACCCATTCTTGTCACGCAGAATGGTGTTCCTGCATACGTAATTGAATCCTATGAGCAGCAACAGGAACGCGAGAACGCTATTGCGTTACTGAAACTTCTCACTATTTCAGAAAACGACAAGTCTGAAGGTCGCGTGTTTTCAAAAGCACAGTTGCTGGATAGCTTTAACAACTAAGGTTAACTATGCAGGTTGAATACACACTTACCGCCAGAACAAGCCTTGAGCAAATTGCCGACCATCTCCGGAGTAACGACATTGACCCACGCCCTGTAATAGCAGAAATTCTTGAGCGATTTGAAACAAGAGTTACTGCATTCCCGTCCGGATGTCAGTTATGCCCGGAGTTGCTCAAGCTTGGCGTGGCTAAATACAGAGAGTGCAACACACCAGAAGGCTACAGAGTGCTGTACTCTGTCGAGGAGGATATTATCACTGCACACGTGATTCTTTCCCAACGTCAGGATATTAAACAGTTACTGTTCAGACGATTGATCAGAGTTTAGCAATTACACATTTAGTAGCGCCCCTGTCCCCACCAGTTCAGGGGTTTTTGCTTTCTGATATCCGGGATATTGACAAAGCAACCTGCATTGTTGCAAGATGATCGCACTAGAAACAGTTAAGCGGTCATCCGCACCCGATAGCCTTGCGGCTTTTTTATGCCTGAAATACGGCACATCCGTACAAAGATCGGGTGGAGAGGCGTAATACAATACCCGTAAGGGGAATATGCCCGGAGCTTCTTAACTGGCTCTAGTTGACACCCGATCACCAGCTACTAACTGGTAATCGCAGACTAAAACAGTTAAGGAGGCCACTAAAATGGCTACTATCCCTGCCCTTTCTCACCCTGACGTAACCATCGAAAATGGTCGCGCTGTCACTACGTCTGTTGCAATCGCAGAGTTCTTTGGCAAGCGCCATGAACGAGTGCTGGATAAAATTCGCAATCTGGACTGTTCAGCAAAATTCACTGGGCACAATTTTGTGTCGAGCGAATATACCGACTCAACCGGACGCAAACTCCCCATGTACCAAATCACCAAAAACGGCTTCGTTTTCCTGGTGATGGGCTTCACTGGCAAAAAAGCCGCCGCATTCAAGGAAGCCTACATTGCTGAGTTCGACCGCATGGAGGCCGAACTGCGCCAGAATAACACCCCACCTGCTGACAAGATGATTCCGGGTGATGGTCGCACTCTGGTTGTTCACTTCGACAAATTCGGCAATGTCGAATTCACCGAAACCGTTCCTGATGGCGCACTGGTCTGTACCCTGGAGACTTTCCGGTTTTATCTGGAAAAACAGGGATGGACTCTTGTTAACCGGGGCGCAATTAAAAACATGACCGTAGAGCAGTTGCTTTCCTTAAAATAAAAATGGAGCTATGGATATGAACCCCATGCTTGATTATTGTTTTACACCTGCCCTCAGGCAGACCATCAGTCATACCGGGATTAAAAAATGGCTGTGGAGAATCAGAAAAATTCTCCAGCAAAAAGGTGACCCGGATTTAATACAATGTGATTACCATCTCTGCAATAAACAGTTTTTACCTGAAAAAGCTTTTACTGGCGAGCTTATTTATATGCATGGAAACATGATTGCCAGAAAGAAACGAAAATATTGCAGTGCAGCTTGTGCCGAAAAAGACAAGATGGCACACGAACTTTAATTAACTGAATATTCGAATCTGAATTTATGCCAGCAATGGCAGGGATTCACTCAACCTTAAAAAAGGAAACAGCAATGAGCATTATTGAATGTGAAATTGAACTTGATGTTATTAACGATTCTCTCGCCGAATTTAAATGTGGGAATACATTACATAGTTTCATTCAGATTTCCCAAAAAGAAAACGTCACGGTAATTATTGATGACGGTTACGTTCTGGGAACATTTGATTGTTGTGTATGTGCCATTAAAGGAATTGCATTACTCACAGCTCGCATTGAAGAGGCTGACAAGAAATACGGTATCAGTTATCAACGACTGAAAGAACTCTCTCATATCGCATCATCAGTTCGTTTCTTTTATGCAATCTGAATATGAGTTGAGGTTAAAAAACAATGAGCACCGATAAACAAGTTTACCCACTGTATTACGAAGCAAAAAATGACAAAGTAAGAAAACGCCTCGGTATTAAAGGCGGTTTTTACTGGGCTGAAGCGAAAAAATTATCCATTGCCATCTCCCGTGGTGCTGTTGCGATTGACGATGCTGGCTACGATGAAGATGACTTTAAAAAACCTGTTCGCGTCAATTTGCCCGTTGTTGATGACCTCCCACCAGAAGGCGTGTTTGATACGGAATTCTGCAACCGTTACGAAAAAGGCGGGGAAGATGGCATCACAATGGTATTTATCGCATCTTCTCCCTCTGTTCAGGACAAACCAGCCAGCACTGACAATACCAACGTCAACGGCGAAGACATGACAGAAATTGAGGAGAACATGCTCCTGCCAGTTTCCGGTCAGGAACTGCCCATTCGCTGGCTTGCTCAACACGGCAGCGAAAAACCGGTAACGCACGTTTCACGCGACGGACTCCAGGCATTACACATTGCTCGGGCTGAAGAACTACCGGCTGTTACTGCCCTGGCTGTTTCCCACAAAACCAGCCTGCTCGACCCGCTGGAAATTCGCGATCTCCACAAACTGGTTCGTGACACTGACAAAGTTTTCCCTAATCCTGGTAATTCAAGCCTGGGACTGATAACTGCTTTTTTCGAAGCATACCTGAACGCTGACTACACCGATCGAGGACTGCTGACAAAAGAGTGGATGAAGGGTAATCGTGTTTCACACATCACTCGCACGGCTTCCGGTGCTAATGCTGGCGGCGGAAACCTCACCGATCGCGGCGAAGGTTTCGTACACGATCTGACGTCACTGGCGCGCGACGTAGCCACTGGCGTACTGGCCCGTTCAATGGATCTGGACATCTATAACCTTCATCCGGCACACGCTAAACGCATTGAGGAAATTATCGCTGAAAATAAACCGCCCTTTTCTGTTTTCCGCGACAAATTCATCACCATGCCTGGCGGGCTGGATTATTCCCGCGCCATCGTGGTTGCGTCCGTAAAAGAAGCACCAATTGGGATCGAGGTCATCCCCGCGCACGTCACTGAATATCTGAACAAGGTACTGACTGAAACCGATCATGCCAACCCTGATCCGGAAATCGTGGATATTGCCTGCGGTCGCTCCTCTGCCCCGATGCCGCAGCGTGTAACAGAAGAAGGAAAACAGGATGATGAAGAAAAACCGCAACCATCTTGCGCAATGGCAGATGAACAGGCAACGGCTGAAACAGTGGAACCGGATGCAACTGAACATCATCAGGACACGCAGCCGCTGGATGCTCAGTCACAGGTAAATGCTGTTGATGCGAAATATCAGAAACTGCGGACAGAACTCCATGAAGCCCGGAAAAACATTCCGCCCAAAAATCCTGTCGATGCAGACAAATTACTGGCTGCCTCTCGCGGAGAATTTGTTGAAGGGATTAGCGACCCGAATGATTCGAAATGGATTCCCGGTCATCATATCTCCTCAAATGAAGTCAAAAAAACGGAAAATAAAGTGCGACAGACTGAAGATAAACAGCACCAGAACAGCGAACCGGAGGAGCGAACTGAGGTGTACTGGCAATAGCGGACACTACCATTTGTTCTTTTTTTAAGCAGCCATCTGATGATATTTTTCCC